GCGCTTGCTCAAGCAGTAGCCGAGGCGCACATGCATCTGAAGGCCGAGCACATCAAGTGGCAGAAGACGAATAGCCTTAGATCGCCTAGAGCGCTGCGGGTTATGTTCACAAGAAGTGCAAGCCGAGTGAGGCGTTTCTAATGAAGAGAGTAGATGGAAGTCTTGACTCTCTCCTGCAAGGCGTGTCCCAACAGGCGGCTCAGGTGCGCTCAGAGGGGCAGTGCCGCTTACAGGAGAACATGAGTAATGATCCTGTGCTTGGGCTGTGCAGACGGCAGCCTACGCTATTCCTGCATGACTTATTCAACAGTGCAACCCGCGAGTGGAACTTCAGGTTCATAGCGATCAATGCTACACAGCAGTACGTGCTGGCTTACAAGGCAGGTGGTCTGCGCCTATTTAATGTACTGACTGGAGTAGAGGAAACTATTGCTATAGCTACTGACGCTACGAGCTACCTGACTGGTGCTCGTGTATCCTTCGTAACAATAGATAAGAAGACTTTCATTTGTGACGGCAGCACCGAGGTAGCCATGTTGCCTGATACCGTAGGGGCGCTGGATCAGGGTCGTGTACTGGTACAGGTCATGGGTGCATCGTTCAGTCGTGATCTGAAGCTGACCTTTAGCTGGCACGATTCAGTATCTGATACAGCGAAGACCTTGACTATCACGTACAACACTGGTGAGGGTGCTACATACAGCGACAACACCAAGCTCAGGACTACGTACTTGGCTGGAAAGATCAGGGATGCTTGCAACGCTAACGCAATATTCACCGAGTACTTCAGCATAGCTGTAGCAGACGACTGCATCCTTATCACTAGGAAAGACGCAGCTAAGGTTGTGGGTTTAGGCATCGTCACGTCTGATGACTCTGGTAACACAGACATAACCGCTGTATCAAGCACCGGTGTGTCTGTTAGTAGGCTTCCGCGGATGGCGGATGATGGGTACATTGTACGCATGCAGGGTCAGAATGTAGCGCGTGAGGATGACTACTACCTCCGTTTCACACAAGAGACTCCTGGCTTCGGTAAGGAGGGTGTGTGGAAGGAGTGCGCCAGCCCAGAAGAGGTGTACAAGTTCGATGTGAATACGATGCCGCATGTGCTTGAGTACACAGATGCAGGCTTCACCTTTGGGCCGGGTGAGTGGGTTCCTAGAGAAGTGGGTGACGACATCACCAATCCTAAGCCCACCTTCGTAGGTAAGGTGATTGAAGACATGTGCGTGTTCCAAGGTAGGCTGACCTTCTTGGCAGGCTCTGCTGTAATCCTGTCTCGTAGTAACAAGCCCATGAACTTCTGGAAAGCTAGTGCTGTAACGTACACGGATTCTGACGTCATCGACGTTGAGAGCAGTGTAAAGTATGGCGTCACTATGCGTAGGGCTACCTTGCACAACCGTGACTTGGTTATCTTTGCAGATAGGGCACAGTTCATTATCTTTGGTAGGACTGCGCTGACACCGGACAACGCCAGCTTGGTTGTTACTGTCTCGTTCGATGCTGACTTACAGGCCGATCCAGTTGAGTCAGGCAGTACTGTGTTCTTCGCTGTTAAGTACGGGGAGTTCACAGGAGTTCGGGAGTTCTATACAGAGGCTGCATCTGATGCGAACAATTCAAGTAGCATAACAAGTCACATTACTGAGTATATCAAAGGTAGGGCTAGGCAACTGTCTAATAGTAGTAACTTTGATTTGCTGATGGTGCATACAGACGCCAGTGATACTGACGCATATGTGTACCAGTATGTGACTATGAATCAGGAGAGGGTGCAGGCTGCTTGGAGTAAGTGGATATTTGAGAATCCTATTGAGTACAGCTTCTTCGTTGACAACCTGTTGTATCTTGTGCAGTATAGTAACACCTTACAGAGGTTCGAGCTGTGCAGCATGAGTATTGATAGGATCACAGATGCAGGTGTGCAGTATCAGATTTATTTGGATCGTAAGATCAAGCACACAGGTGTGCATACCAGCATTACTGTGGATGAAGCTGATAAGCGTACGTACGTACAGGGAGAGGGCTGTCCAAATCCGGGTATGTTGGCTGTACCAGAGAGTACTACGAGTACAGTGGCTGTGTTCAGTAGAGATATGCTGGGTGGCATTGTGCATAGTGGAGTCAAGTACACCAGCCGCTACAGCCCTACCAGACCGTTCGTGCGAGATGGAGATAAGAAGCCCATCACTACGTCTGATCTGAAGGTGTCAAAGTGGAATATCACATTCAAGGATTCTGGTGCCTTCGCTGCTGTAGTGCAGAGCAGGTACAAAGAGGATGTGCGTCAGGAGTTTAGTGCTCGTATCGTTGGTGATATAAACAACATCATCGGAGCAGAGCCTATTTATAGTGATAGTCTGATTGTGCCCGTTCGAGAGAACGCGGAGTATTGTGAGTTGGTGCTGGAGTGCGATGAGCACACCCCACTGTTCGTAACACAAATGGACTGGACAGGAACATATATCAAACGGGGCAGCCGTATCCGATAAGGAGCATGTATGTCGTATTGGATGTTAGGATTGCAGGCCCTACAGATGGTCGGAGGATTGCAGGCCGAAAGAGAGCAGGTGAAGATGCGGAATAAACTTAATCAGGCGCAGAACAAGGTGCTTATGGCCTCTGCATTTGATTCTGTATCCGCTATCATAAGGAACAAAACAAATGCGTACAAGCAGAGTCAGGAGGTAGCCTTCTCCCTACAGAGGGAGGAGCTCGCTACTTCTGGGGCGCATGCAGCGCAGGCCGGGGCTGCTGGTGTTACCGGGCAGTCGGTCAGGCTTGGAGCTTCGGCTATTCATGCCGAGGCTTTGCGTAAGGACACACAGCGGCAGCAGGAGTTGCAGAGCGTGTACGCTAGTATGAATGACAGCATTGACAGCACTCTAAAGTCTGCCGTGTCACAAACTGATACCTCCAAGGTAACGCCGAACTATATGGCAACCATTGGGCAGAGTCTCATCGGTATGGGTCAGACGTTCTTCACCTCCAAGAAGGAGGGCGGAATTGGCGGCTTCGATGGGCTGAAGTTCGACACAGGTTCACTATTCAAATCATAAGGAGTTTATATGCAAGGAGCAGAACGCCGGGAGGTTGTGCAAGCAGCCCCTGCTGAAGGCGTGGCTAATAGAGCGGCTAGGCCCGGAGTTCAAATGCGATATGCAAAGACTCCGATGGCTGCTGCTGAAGTAGGGAGAGGGGCGGCTACGCTGAGCATGCTTGCTGAGAAGGCTCAGCCTGCCGTCCAAGCCCTGCACATGCAGGCGATGCGAGAGGATTTCCTGAAGGGCCAGATGCAGTACACACAGGGCAAGACCTACAGCCAGATCAGAGAGTCCGGCGCTAGTTGGGCCACTGTGTCTGGTGCTGCTGCGCTTCAGGCCCAGAAGGTTATGAATGATGCGTTCCTTGAAGGTATGTCCGCTATCACTCAGGAAGATCATCAGCTCACACCAGAACAGTACAGTGAGAAACTAGGAGAGATCAGTAAGAGTCTCTTCACCGGGGATCAGATCGTCGATGACTTTATGACCGAGCTGGCCAGTACTAATGTAATGAAGTTGGCTGAGGCTCAGACCTTGGCGCATGAAGAGTGGAAGGTACAAGAGACTAAGAGTGCAGGTAGAGACTTCCTGCTATCAACTAGCAGTATGCAGGATGAGCAATCTGATGCTGTACTAGCTAATGCATTGGGTGTTGTTGATGGACCGTCACCAAAAGAGCCTGGAAATATAGATATATTCAACCGCCCTAGAGTACAAAATGCGGATGGTTCTATTAGTACTGTGCGTTCTATGTCTGTGAATATAGACGGAGAAGAGGTACTTATTCCGACAGTATCTCCAGATGGTAATATGTTGTCTGATAAACAGGCTGTGGACTTGTATCGTGAAACTGGACAGCATCTTGGAAAGTTCAATACACCAGAAGATGCTACTGAGTACGCGCATGGCCTGCACAATCAGCAAGATACATTCTATACGAGTGCACTAGGGTCCCTGAATAGACAAGACCAGAAAGAAGTCATCCTTGAGGCTGCTGTACTCGACCTGAAACAAGGCAATAGAAAGATCATCGACAAGCTCGGCGGTATCCACGGTGTGCGGGAGAGGTTCAGTACAACTGCTGCTGAGGAGTCTGCTCTACTTTCTGCGTTCTCGGAGTTCCAGTCTGCTAAGGAGAACGAGTACAGTGCAGAGATGCAGAGTGATCTCATGGATAACTACCGGGCTGTACGTACTGGGGCTATCACATTTGAGCAGGGACTAGCTAATGGTGCAGTGATCGCTGAGCGGTACGGTAAGGGTAACAAGACCTTGAAAGCGATCTCCTCTGACCTTTGGGGAGCTGCTAACATTTACATGAATAAGGTGGATGCAGATAGGGAGCGTGCGTTGAACGCTCAGCAGAAGCTGCTTGAGAAGGCCAACGAAGACTACATGAAGCAGGCTGAGCTTCTAGCTACAGCAGACCACGCTATAAACACGAACAGTATGTACACTCTGGATGCTAAAGAGAAGGCTGTAGCTTTCCAACGTATAAGGAATAAGATAGATGCAGACCTTCGTCGAGATGTAGCTGACGGCACTGTACCTATTGATGGTATTTCTAAAGAGGCGATCACCCGTATGGCTAAAGCTGTGGATAGGTACGGGGTTGTGGACGATGAGCAGGCAGCGTTCTCCACAGCGGCGTTTAATACTAACCTAGTATCGAATGAGAAGGGGGAGGTGTACGCAGGAGTCATGCAGGCTTATCTTAGTCTTGCCCCTTTGTACGACATTAACCCCGCGCTGGCACTGAAGCACCTGAAGACAGATGCCGCTAAGTCTATGTTTGTGATGGCTAGAGAACTGGACCTAAGTACTGATCTTAACGAGGGTGAGGCTATTAAGCAGGCTGCTGCTAACTCAAGGCAAGACATTGATATGTCCTTTACGAATAAGTTCTTTGGGACTAGCTTCGATGACACCATGCGAGATATTGCACGCAGTAAGGTTGAGGGTATGGCCCCAAGCCTTAATCCCTTCACTACAACTAAGCGTGGTAGTGTCATGGAGATCAGTACTTGGGAGTTGGATCGTGCCGCTAAAGATCCTAAGTTTCTGAACCAAGTGACGCGGCTGGCAAAGAGACACTGGATGAAGAACACAGGACTAACCCCAGAACAGGCCGGTGAATTAGCCATGCGAGAAGTACAAACCAAGGCCGCGTACGTGGTAGGTAATGTGCTGCTACCAGATGGTGACGATGAGCTGCATAAGGTTATGGGTATGCCTGAGTACACAACCGAAACTGGTGCTCCTCACGAAGCTGTAGTAGAGTTCCTGAAGGAGCGTGGTCCAGAGCTGTTCGGTGAGCAGTGGTTCGATACTGAGATAGCCACGAGAGGTGATGGGGCCTTCATGGGCTATCTTGGCACAAATTTCAGTCAACTGTACAGAGACGTACCTGAGATGAATGTTGAGCTGGTAAAGGGGCGGGATGGTTATACGCTGTTCATGCAGCCTATGCTTAACGACGGTTCCTTTGGTGCTGCTAGAGAAGTCCCGGCATCCCAGATCGGAGAGTTCTATAAGCAGTGGCGAGATAAGGAAGTAAAGGACGCCCCAGTTGATACTGGACGGATTGACCCATTAAATACTATGTAAGGAGAATGTATGCCAATGCCCGAAGAGATTCCAACTAATCTCATGCCAGACGAGCCTACTGTTAAGAGCGTGAACCTCTTCGGGCCTGTCAGCGCACAAGAAATAGCGGAGCATGATAACAGGCAGCGTGAAGAGGCGAGTTATGTCGACCTAGTTCAGGACGCCTTTAGTACTGATAATGCTGGCCGTAACTTCTACGATTACCTTAACAGAAAAGCTAAGTACGAAGTTGATCCAGACTACGACTTCACTAAACACAGCAAGATGCTTCTAGCTGATATACCTAGTGTGTGGCATGACAAGTTCAAAGGAGTAGGCTCACTGGATGAGGCTATTGACTTACGTGACACAATCATGCAGGAGATGAAGACAAACGAGAAGCTGGCCGACAATGGTTTTGTTGGTGGGCTGGCTAGGATGACGTCCGCTGTAGTAGATGTTGATATGATCCTGCCGGGGATTGGGCCTGCTAAGAAGATGACTACCTTAGCAAGGATAGCACGTGGTGCTACTCTCGGTACGTCTGCTGCTGTCGTAACAGAAGCGGGGCTTGCTACCTTCGGTGAGACTAATGATTGGAGCACGCTTCCTGTAGCAGCGCTGCTTGGGTTCACAGTAGGCGGTGCATTAGGCGGGTTACATCCAAAGCTCGGAGCTGGTATGAGTGTTAAGATCGTGGATGAGCTAGATGCAGCGGCGGCTAAGGCTGAGTGGGCTGATCCTGCTGTTAATCCTATGCGTGCGTTTGAGTGGGACGGGACTACTCCCCGCACGGACCAGCAGCCATTCGATCCGTACGTACTACGTAAGCAAGAATGGCGTGGCACTCCTGACGGAATACACAAGGCTGCTCAAGATCTAGCCGAGAACGCACAAGACCCTGATGCTATCAAGGCGATAGATGGGCTGGATCATGTTATCAACGACTACACAGGAGCGCGTGTATTCGTAGGTGATGAGGGTACTATGGGAGAACGGGCTGCTGCTCTTGTAGCTGACCTTGAGACTCGGAAAGCGCTAGGTGCAGGCTGGCCTGCTAAGTTCAGGAAGGCTTTGGCTAATAGCCCATTCGCTGACGACGCAACTAGACTGTGGGAATCTGGGAGTGCAACCATGCGCTCCTTAGCTGTTAGTTTGTTTGAGTTCGCAGATGGACTCATCGTCAATAACAGATCGGGTGCTATGCTCAATGAGTTCCTTATTGGGCACACATACAAACCACAGGCTCAGATATATGATGCAGTAGTTCAGGCTGCGTGGAAGCGCAAGGGATTGTCCCCGATGGATATGAAGGGTAGAGACGCTTACACCAAAGACTTGAATAGGCGAGTACTGATGCAGGCTAATGACTTGAATCTGAACAGGCCCGTCAGACTTGATGATGATGTTGCTGATGTGCTAGCCGGTATTCGAGACATGTCTGAGAAGTTCCGTAAGGAGGGTGCTGGGGGGTTCGGTGGAGAGCGTGCTGTACCGGGCTTTGAGAACTTGCAAGAGAAGGCCGCTTATATTCCTATGCCTTGGCATCCTGACCGTCTGCGTGCTGAGCTTATACGATTAGAGGGCATAACCGGAAGTGCAAAGGCTGCTAGAAAGAAACTCGGCAACGCTCTGAAACATGCGTATATGAGTGCTAATCCTGACATGTCGGAAGAGGTAGCTAATCAGGTTTCCTTAGCGTTGATCCGTAGACAGCTTGCCAAGGGCGATGTTATGGACACCAACATTCAAGCCCTTCTCAAGAGTGACGATTCTCGTGACCTACTTATAGAAGCTCTTGTGGATAATGGCGCTACCAAAGAGCAGGCGGAAGCCATGCTTAATAAGCTTAGTGCTAGTGATGTAGAGAAGAGTACTGTATCTTATGGTAGACGTAGAACTAACATTGACTTGGCTGGTGAGTACGATGGTGTGAAGATCATAGACCTTGTGGATAATGATTTGCAGGGTGTGTTGTACAGGTACGCCGACACCATGAGTAAACGGATAGCACTTAGTAGACATGGTATTGATAGTAAGCGTAAGATGGTGGCTATTAAGGATCAGGTCAAGAACGAGCTTGGTAACGTAAGCCAAGCCGACAAGAAGAAGGTTAGAGAGTTCCTTGATTACATGTTTGAATACTTCGAGCCAGGAACTGTAGACAAACATATCAACCCATGGATGCGTAGAGCTAAGGGGGCTGTAAATCTCTCCCTACTCAGTAAACTGGGAATAACACAGAGTGCAGAGACTGGGGCTATTATCTCTGCTACTGGTATGGATAACTTCATCCGTGCATCCAAAGTAATGACTCAGGCTTCTCTTGGTAAACACAAGAAAGCTCTAGCTGAAGACTTCGGGTTCTTGTTGGGTAATGTTGCGTATGAGCGTGGACTGCTTCGGTCAGACTTCGCACAGGACGCGGCTCTTGATACCATTACCTCAAGCAGCAGAGTGGCCCAAGCGTTCGACTCTATCCTCGCTAGAGGGCAGCACTTACAGAGCATGATATCAGGCTACACAAAGGTTGTAGAGGCTCAGTTGAATCTCGGAGCTATAGCAGGAGCCAATAAGATATTCCGTGGGCTGAAGGCGGGTAAGGCTGCCGATCTGAATGATATGTTCCAAAGCATGGGTGTAACTCCGCAGTCTATTAAGTCCTTGCAGAAGCTCGTAGATGATGGTGTCATTGAGTTCGGAGCTGACGGGCACGTTGCTGCTATGAATGTCTCTCGCTGGCCTAACAGGATCAGAGAGGACTTCGGGCTGGCCTCACTCAGATTAGCTAGACAGATGACACAGCGATCTCTCGCAGGAGAGAGTATGCAATGGCTGCATGACCCATCTTGGGCTATCTTTGGGCATCTTATGAACTTCCCTCTGCTAGCTATGAAGAAGCAGTTCCTAAGGCATGCAGGTAGAAAGGACGGGCAGTTACTTGCTCTAACCTCGTGGGGTATGGGCACGGCCTGCTTAGCTGCTGTTATCTCTGCTGGTACAGAAGGGAAAGAGATGACACCAGAGTATCTTGCTCGTAGGGCGTTCTCTCTGAATAACGCGATAGGCTGGGCTGCTCCGGGCATTGACCTGTTCGCTGTAATGACTGGCCTTGAAGAGTACGCGCCGGGCGGTAGATACGCGCAGGAGGTAAGTATTCCTCTGCTCAGTGTAGCTGAGAGGGCGCGTGGGATTCCTGCTGCTATGGCAGGCTTGCTCCCCGGTGCAGAGTTCACAGCCAGCGACAAGAGAGCCATGCAGGTTCTTCCTGTTGTAGGTGGCGCTATGTTTATGGGTAGGGTTTGGGACGCTGCTAGAACTGATACAGAAGAGTAGCCTAGCTTTAAGGATAAAACTTAACGGGGAGGTCCGCCTCCCCACAAGGAGCTTGTATGCCTATTAATTCTGGGTATAGTTTTTATGAGTACGCGGGAGATGGTGTAACTACACGCTTCCCCGTACAGTTTTCTCTTGGTGAGTTAAAGCGTGCGTACGTTACTTGTCGAGTAGATAACGAAGTTGATGCTTTCGGTGCACCCTTGTACAGAGCGCTGGCTGATGTTCCTGGTGATCCCGGTATGATTGAGGTACTCGGGGATGTGCCCGGAGTTGGTGTACCTATTGTGTTCCGAAGGATAGTACCTAAAGAGCTGTTGTTGCATCTGTACGCGAATGGTAGCATCCTGAACTACCCCTCACTAGACGAGAGTCACTTGCAGCTCATGATGGCTCTGCATGAAGTACTCGACGGTTACGGGCTCACGAACGTCTTCACTGACATTAACATGCATGGGTATAAGCTCACTAACATGTTCTCTGATCCTGACGATCCTGACAGCATTGCAACTGTGGCATTCCTTGGTACGTACAGGCAGGATGCATTAGATGCGGCTATTGCTGCTGCTGATAGTGCGCTGGAGGCTTTGGGGTACAGAAACGCCGCTCAGGTGTTAGCCAATACTGCTGGTGCTCGTGCCAATGATTCTGCTGCGAGTGCTCTGCTGGCAGAGGGGTGGGCAGATGCTGCGGCACTGAGTGCAGTGGCGTCGAGCGACTTCGCAGACGCCTCTGAACAGTCCGCGCTAGACGCTATAGCCGCTGTGTCTGGGCTAGACGCTCGCGTTGATATATTAGAAGCAGACTTACCTGCTCTCGAATTAATTGTTGCGGACAAGCTCGACAAAGATGAGAACATCAACCTTGGTGTAAGTGTAACTGCCTCTGGCACTGCTGTAGACTTCGTTGGGATTCCTGAAGGAGTCAAGCGGATTACGGTGATGTTTGATGGGGTTAGTACGAATGGGTCATCTAACTATCTCACTCAACTTGGTGGCGCAGGTGGTATTGAGAACACTGGGTATTTGGGAACGGGCTTTGGTGTTGGTGGCACCTCAATAGGAGTTTCACCAAGCGTCACTGCTGGGTTTGTATTTCCTGTAACGAATGCTGGCTCTAATGTTAATGGATCGGCTACAATAAATATCTTTGGGGGAAATACCTGGGTCTTTAACGGAGCTATAGCTAGTAGTACCGACTCACGAGCCTGGGCGGGGGCTGGCTCCAAGACCCTCTCAGGGCCACTAGGCCGAATCCGCATCACCACAGTGAATGGAACAGACCAGTTCGACGCTGGCACGATAAACATCTCATGGGAGTTCTAACGATATGATTACGACTGTTGACATAAAGACAGGCAAGGTAACACAGCGGCCTCTCACTGAAGCTGAGATTGCTGCCCTGCCTGTTGTGACTGAGGAAGACCTTGCAAGGGAGGCCCGTGAACTATTCAAGCAAGACCGCGAGAAAGCCGTAGCTGCTATCGTAGTAGAGGTCGATGGCATACTCTTCGATGGTGATGAAGTAGCACAGACCCGTATGGCTAGGGCCGCTCTTGTCATACAGGATGCAGAAACTACCACATGGGTACAGGCCAATAACATCCCTGCCGAAGTCACAAAGGATCAGCTAATTGAAGCTATCAGACTTGCTGGGGCAGAACAGACCCGCCTTTGGGTATTCCAAGGCTAAGGATTAGAAATGGAGCACGGCTGCACTGAAGGAAAGCGGTTCGACCGCATAGAGGAACTTCTCACAAAACTATCAGACTTGCTCGTTAGCAACGCAACGTGTGATATACGTATCGACCATACAGAGGCTGTAGCAGTAGACCACGAGGCGCGTATTCGGGCATTAGAGAAAGACCGTGAGAAGGATGGTAATAACAGTAAGTGGGTAGAGCGCATCATGTGGTTGTTGTTCGCAACGGCTGTAGGCGTTCTAGCCAGTGGAGTACAATATGGCTAAGAAGTCTGCGCCTGAGCGCGAACTGAACGAGCTGCATGCACTTCAGACTAGGGTGTACACTATAGCTTTGCAGAACATCATTGATGCCTTGTCCTCCGAGGACGAGGAAATGAAAGCTATTGCGATGTCTGCTGTGAATCCTAGTCTGTTGAACGCTATCAACTCGTTCCTAAAGAACAATGACATTACCTGCCAGCCCGAAGTCCTTACTGAACTCACTAACACTGAGCGTAGGTTGAAGGACAAGCTGAAGTCTCGGTCTGAGATGCCTAGCTTCGATCTCGACGAGATGCAGGAAATGGCGAGGCAGTAAGTATGGAATCAAACGAGCAGGCTGCTGTTCGCTGGCGAGAACTAGAAGCCCTGCAAGCGCATTACAAAGACTTTCGTACATTCCTGTATGATGTAATGACCAGCTTGCTGGGCTTCAACTGCTCGTGGCTACAGCTTGATATCGCATCATTCTTGCAGTTCGGACCTACTTATATAATGATACAGGCGCAGCGTGGTCAGGCCAAGACCACCATCACAGCCGCATACGCGGTGTGGCGTCTGATTCACGCACCTACAACCCGCGTCCTCATTGTGTCCAGTACAGAGGACATGGCATCTGAAATATCGAACTGGGTTATCCAGATCATCCGTGGGATGCCGGAACTAGAGTGCCTCATGCCAGACATGCAGGCCGGGGATAGATGCAGCGTTAAAGCCTTTGACATTCATCACAGTCTCAAAGGCGCTGAGAAGTCTCCTAGTATTAAGTGCAGACCTATCACTGGTTCGCTGTCAGGCAACCGTGCCGACATTCTGATTGCGGACGATATCGAGACTCCCAAGAACTCACAGACTGAGGCCCAGCGCGAGATTCTGCGGTTCTTGACGAAGGAGTTCACTTCGATTTGTAGCACTGGCCGGATCATTTATCTGGGTACGCCTCAGAGTATTGACAGTATTTACAACTCCTTACCCGCTCGTGGATACACGGTCAGAATATGGCCCGGAAGATACCCCACAGTTAAGGAGGAGCAGAACTACCAAGGACTGCTGGCCCCCATGATCGTCAAGCGCATGCAGCAAGACCCCTGCCTGAGAGAGGGCGGTGGTGTTACAGGGGATCGTGGGCAGGTGACTGATAGCGTTCTACTTGACGAGGAAACTCTGTGCAAGAAGGAGCGGGATCAGGGACCGGCGTACTTCCAGTTGCAGCACATGCTGGACACTAGGCTCATGGATGCTGCTAGGTATCCTCTTAAACCTGAGCGTCTTATTGTAGCTGAGTGCGGAGAACGTGCCCCTTGCTTGATTACGGCAGTAGCTAGTGAGAACAACAGGTTCGAATTACCTACTGGGTTCCCTATCAAAGCTAGGCTGTACAGGGCGAGTAGGAGTACGGATGAGCACACAGGGTTCGTAGGAACGCACATGTTCATTGACCCAGCAGGAGGAGGTGCTAATGCTGACGAAACTGGTTATGCTGTTACTAAGGCTGCTAACGGCTATATACATGCAGTTGAGATTGGTGGCGTAAAGGGTGGCCTAGATACGCCTAGCTTGCAGCAGCTAGTTGAAGTAGCTAAGAGATGGAAGCCGGATACTATAGGGGTAGAGAAGAACTACGGCAATGGTATGTACGCTGCGGTCTTGATGCCCATGATCTTGAAGGAGCATAAGTGCGGACTCGATGAGCCTTGGAACACAGGGCAGAAAGAGTCTCGTATCATTGGTGTACTTGAGCCTCTACTCGGTAATGGTAAGCTCATCATTGATCCTCGCTGTATAGAAGAAGACTGGGCTTCGGTTCAGCAGTACAGCATGGATGTTCGTGCGCAGTATAGTTGGTTGTACCAGCTGCTCCGTATTACGAAGGAGCGCGGTGCATTACTGCATGATGACAGACTCGAAGCCTTAGCTATGTCCTGTCTGTTCTGGGTGCAGAGTATGGCCCAAGATGGTGAGGCTCAGCAGAAGCGAGAGCAGGCTAAGGAGTGGTATAAGAAAATGCGTGATCCTCTTGGTGAGGGTCGAGACTACGGTCTAGTTAAACCTAAAAAGAACTCCGTCATGCGACGTCTGTCGGTACGGCGCTAACTGTACGGAGATGAGGAAATGCAATGGCTACGATTCCTAATGATCTTCCTTTCGATACTGATTCTACTGGTATTACATACAGACTCCGAGAAGCTGGTATCAAAGCATGCCAGAACTGTACAGACAAAGAACAGCATGATGCTATCAAGCAGACCTTGCAGGTGCTCGCTAAGTACCTCAAAGAGTGCTATGCTGACCGAGAGGCTGAGAAGCAGGTTATCCTTGCACGGCGAGAAGCTATGCACGCTGAGGCTGCTAAGTACCAGCATAAACTCAAGGAGGCCGAAGTTGTTGAATCCGGATGTAATCCTGACTAAGGTTGAAAGGTTGCTGCGGGAGCGGGGGTACACACGTACCCTCGAACCCCGTCTGCTGGATGTGCTACTGAAGCATGAGGGCGGCCTCGTCGATAACCCTCGTGACCCCGGTGGCCTGACGAACTGGGGAATCTCCCTGCGTTCGTACCCTTGGCTGGGCCGGGACGGGGTCACTGCGCTCTCGCAGGAGCAGGCGGGGAGGATTTATCGCCGAGATTATTTCGACGCTGTACGGGCCGCTGAGATGCCCCCTGAGATCGCGCTGGCGGCCTTGGACGCTGCGGTGAACCAAGGGGCCACATGGACCCGCCGGGCCTTGCAGGGGGCGGCTGGGGCGCGTCCTGATGGGATCATTGGACCTAAGACGCTCAAGGCTGTGCAGGCCCCCGGCGTGCTTGAGAAGTTCCTGCTGCTCAGGTCCGACAGGTACGTGCAGAACAAGAACTTCGATGCGTTCGGTAAAGGTTGGATGCGAAGACTACTGAAGATAACTATAGCCTGCGTTGAGTTGCAAGCAATGCAGGAGGATAAAGAGGAAGCATGATGGAAACTATTAAGATGCTGATTGATTACGTAATGCAGAACAGTGTAGAGATCGTGGCTATCCTTGGTAGCATCGTGGCTTGTGCCTCGGCAATCGCTGCCCTTACTCCTACCCCCAAAGATGACGCATGGGTAGCTAAGGTGTACAAGATCGTTGACTGGCTCGCCCTGAACGTAGGGAAGGCTAAGGACAAATAAGCATGCTGAAGTTCTTAGCTGTACTGGGGAGCGTCCTAGAGGCGCTCCTCTTATATGTACAAAAGAGTCAGAGGCAGAAGGAGCATAAGGATGCACAAGAGAAAGCTGACATGGCTGCTGCTGATCCTGCTCTTGCTTTCAAGCGCATGTTCGACAGGCAGGGACCAAAGGATGATCCTTCCGCTCCCGGTAAGGCCGAGCCTTGATGTGCAGGTGCAGGAGGACGGGGGTATATGCCTAGACAAGCAAGATACTCTGGAGCTGTTGTTGTACCTGCAAGAGCTGGAGAGGAGACTGTGAAGCGCAGCGAAGCGCAGCTGTGACTATCTATTGGTGCAGCTGGTGCAGAAATGCATAGCGATTCGAAAATTGGGTTAGAATTGTGGCGGGGGACCTCGACGGTCCATCGATTCGCGCGCCCCCGTGCGCCTGTGCGCCTGCGCCTGCCTGCGCGTGCATGGGCGCACGTTTCATTCTAAGGCGCGGGGCGGGCCTGCCCTACCTTGACCTGCCCGACCTGCTCCGGGCCTGTCTCCGTGGCTCTGGGGACGTCTGGTGGGTCCTGTGGCTGGGGCATGGCCGGGCATGGCTGGACGGGCAGGCATGGGCTACGGCTGTCCCTGACGTATCTGGCTATCCGGATATGAGGATACGAGGATATGAGCTGGCCTGCTGGCAGGCTGGGGCGGCGGGTCTGGCCTGCCTTATCTGTCTCAATCCAGCCCGGCCTGCCTGCCAAAGCGCACTACATGGGAGCGGTATGCAAGCGCACTACATGGGAGCATGCACGAAGCTAGGGGATAGTCCACCATTAATGAAGATACAGGCGCAGGAACAGGCAAGCGTGAAATATGGTATCAGTCACGCGCAAGCGCAGGGAAAAGAGTAGAGCCAATAAGAGCTGGAAAGCCAGCAAGAGTAGCATGGCAAGGACAGATACAAGAAGTAAAGAGGGATAGAGAATACTGATAGCAGGGATCAGAACCAAATACAAATAATTGAACTAGGTACAGGAATACGTACAAGATATTGAACTAGGATGAAATAGCATGGAATACTAGCTAGATACAAGTATACATAACAAGCAAGGGACAAGGAAAGCTAGGAAACGCTAGCTAGGGCAAAGCATAGCAGTACAAGAAATTATACTAGAACAGATCAGTAGCAGCTAACCTGTCTCAAGAGGAGCGAAGCGACGACGACAGTTATATATAAGTATATCCAAGGGTTATGAATAACTTTCAATAAAGTTTAGCTAAACTGGCAATGCTGGCACGGCAATAGCAAAGAGAGAATTATCTTGAGACGAGCAAGACATTGACAAACAAATAGGAATGCAAGCAAGAGGGCGGTGGACGCAATAGCAACCTACCTGAGTATGATTCAACCGATACAGGTTGATCACCGACAGGTTGGTAATGACTGGCGAAGGGTTACACTCTTGCAAGAAACTTTCAAATAAGGGTTGACAAGCTCAACCAAGTCTGAAAGAAGCATTTCCAGACGAGACGTTCATTGACAAATCCGCCCACTTAAAGCGGTCCAGCCCATTAAAGCTAGCTTGGCAGTTCAGGTTCACACCAAAGGAACGGCAACCAAGTGAAGCGGGCCGGATTAGCTTCCAAGGTGGGACTACAGGATAACATAGCAGAACAAAGA